TTTGGCGAAGCCTTCGGTAATAGTAGCAGTGAACAATTCGGAAGTAGTATCAATATCGCAACCAAGATAATGTGTAAGCTCTTTAAGGGGTATCTCATTTGTGTTGTATCCTTCTTTAAAGTATTTCTTTAATGTATCATCTTTCTGAAAGGTTAAGTTTCTGCGTTCAGCACAAGCCAGTAAGCTAAGAGGTTGCTTCTGCCCTCGCTGTAAAATATATTCAGCTAACATCGTATCGTAGATGTCGCCATCATATTTAAACCCACTAGCCCACAACCACATTAGATCGTGTTGTGCATTGTGCATTATAAGTAGTGTAGTTCGATCTAAGATAGTTTGTAACAACTTAGAATTAACACCACTACGGTCAGTGTATTCTAAATGGTCAAACGTCAACAGGTGTCGTTCCGTAGGTACATCTACATTCTTAGTACCCACCTGAACTAAAAAGTTATTGGCTTCAAACGGGTCCATATGGGTTTTACCATTACGTTTAGTAACAGTGTTCTCTACGTCTAGCACTATCCTCACGCTGTATACTGTGCTATATCTCCTGCCAACTGGCAAGTTATACGTCCGTGAAAGCCGCCCTTCAATTTGTTCTTAGCTATGTTTAGATGTCTCTCTTTGTCTTCCATCTCATTCCCTTCGATAACTCTGTTCTTACCTATAAGTATCATTAAGTCTGCCTCTGCCGCCTTACCTGTCTTAGACCCTTCTAGCATTGACTGATCTGGCATCGCTAAACCTTCGGCTGCCGCACTCAGTTGGGACAACCAAAAGACAGCACAACTATATTCTTTAGCTATATTCCTGGCATGTATAGCGGCATCCCTAAGATAAACATCTGTCTTGTCACTAGTACGTGGGGCAAACTTATCTCCCATGTCTAGTATAAGTATATCAGGCTTAGTAGCTTTAACTACAGCCTCAACCCAACTAAGATCTTTCCCAGTAGAATCCTTAATGTGTATGTTGGGGTTAACCTTATTGTAGCGTAGTGCCGCCTTAGATGGGTTAACTTTTATCTCTTCCATTGACATAGTAGTAGCGGCTGATAAGTACCTTGCTCCGACCCTATTTGCGGCCTCTTCATTACACAAAATAACACACTTAGCACCCTGCTCTGCAAACCCTTTCGGAGAAGCTATTATAGAAGCGTGGAAGCTAGTCTTGCCTGTGTTTGGTCTTGCCCCTATAATAATAAAGTGTCCTTTACTAACGCCCTCTACATTTCGTTTTAGACTAGATATATTAAACTTCCATTGTGTCTCTTCTGCGTTGGCTTTTAATAGTGTTTCTATACTCATATCTTCAAAATCAATTTTTAAATTAGGTGTAAAATTATCTTGGTAACTATTAATAATTTGACGCAGAGGCTCTAAACTGTTCTGTGTGCCATTAACAAGATCATACCCAAGGTTAGCAACTTCCTCTCCTACAACTTGCTGAAACAACCTAGCTATAACATCATTTGCAATATCGTTATTTAATGTACTACTGTTAGCTATCTTCTGAAATATCTTCTTGTACTGTTCCTTGTTTGATGTAGTAAGCGTCTTGTTCGTAGCATAAAATAATGCCTCTAAGTCACCCAACGACAACCCTTCGCCATAAGTTTCCATTGCGTAGTCTAATGTTTGTTTTACTTTCCTAACATCCTTAGTAAATATTTTATCGGGGCATCGTATTCCCTTATGTAATTCATAAAATTCTTTGTTCATTAAAGTTTTTAATAGTGATATTTCTGTCATAGTACCTTTCTTCTTCTTCCTAAAAATGATCCTCTACTATCCCAACCTATCCACCGCATTGGTAAAGGCCAAAGATACCATTTTGTTGATCTGCTTTTACCATCGTTCCACGACTCTTTTACTCTACCCCAAGCACCAATCTGGCACAGCCCTACACAAGCAGGGTAATGTGCCTCTTTTAATGCAGCAGAAGATAGATCGTTGTTTAACCACACAGTATTTTTAATTTGGTCATGTCCTCAAGTTCTCTATACTTTATATCATCCTGTAGTCGCATAGCAATTGTGTCTATGCCTGTCCAAGACACAATCTCTCGTCTATACTGCAAATTCTTGTGTGAGGCATCAGGGTCAAGAGCAACTATAATTTTTGTATATTCTTGTATATATTCATAATGTTTCACAGACAAAGATGTACCAAGAATAGCTATACCTGTGACATTTTGACACACACTACATATAGTGTTGGCACTGATTACATCCTCAACAATAACGGCAACACCGTTTGGCGTTCCCTGACAAGCAATATAAACATTTGCAGCACCCGTGTATCTTAACCACTTTGGTATTCCCCCTACTAATGATCTACCTACGGCATCAATAATTGTGCCATCTTTTCGTATAGGAAACACTGCTCTCCTATCTTTAACGTCATACAATAATTCTACATCTTCTAGCCCCCAATTTTTAATAAAGTTAATTAACTTCTTATCCTTACTTATAGGGACAATGTATTCTGGTATGGTCATAGGAATATTTACGTGGCACGTATCTTCCCAACTACTACTGTCACTATTTTCTTTTAATTTAGTCAGACGATTTTTTATTTCCTGGGCTGACATACCTTCATAAATATTTCCTTTCACAGTACACATAAGTCTAAAACATTGGTAAAGAATATTGCCATCGTTGCAGCTAATACTAAAAGTATTTTTACCATTGCAAAAGGGGCAGTCTTTCCTGAGACTCTCCCCCTCTAAAATGTTAATATCTTGGATAAAAGATTTTATGCTAACCATTAGCGGCTCGCTTATCCATAGCAGTTACTGCACCCTCACGAGTATTAACTAAATAGTTCTTAACTGATTGTGGATTTTGATGCCCTGTAACTTGCATAATACCAAACGTATCTACATCACTCTCCACCATTTCAGTTACAGCAGTTCTCCTAAAATCCATTGCCCATAACTCTGGTCGGAGGTTTGCTTCTTTTTTTATATCATTAACTAAATATGATATTTCGTATTTAGAAAATTCACGATACCTTCTACCTCGAACAGGGATGCGAGGACATACATACTCTGACACCCCATCAAAGTCTTCCTTCTGTTGTTGTAGCATCTTAATTAATTCATCTTTAATAGGTAAATGAACAGATGCCCCTCTCTTTAACTGTTTTATGTTGGCTGTCTTCTCAATAAAATTTATGTTTGACCACTTTAATTGTCTTATATCTGTTAACCGCTGTCCAAAGTCGTATGCTAGTTGGCACAACAGAGCAATATTTCTATACTTATAGTTTCCATAAGCAGTGTCCAGGAATTTTCTAACTTCATCACGTTCCCACTTAACGTGTCGCACCGCATCTTTTACAGTCGTCAGCCCTGTTAAGGGATTTTTGTCTAATAGCTCGTGTTGCATTGCATATTTTAACACTACAGACAGCACACTCTTACGCATATTAGCAGTACGTGTTCCAACTCGTAACCATTGCTCGTAGGCAAAGACCATATGTTTTAAAGATAAGCGGCTTAACTGCATATCTCCTAACCTACTTTTCCACCCAACAGTTTCGCAAATCTTATTTAATTGACGTATATAATCTTTTTGTGTGTTACTAACTAACTTACAAAATTGAGGTGACTTTTTGTATTGATCCACCATTTCTCTTAAAATCATTTGTCTTTCCTTCTTTTCTTTAATTTAGATTCATAATTAATATGGGTAAGGTAAAAACAACCAACCCAAATACTAACAAACGTACCAATAAAAAGTAATGATACTGCATTTTTTAAAAACCAACTACTGTCCATTATTAAACATATCATCAATGATTAAGTTTAAATCATTTACAATGTTAACATAAAGAATAGCAACCATTATTGCGGCTACAAGTACACTAATTAAAATAAGATTACGCATAACTTCTCTCCTCTCCTGTTCCATTACATTCTGGGCAACTCTCTGTGCGACCCGTATCAGCTAATTCACTATTAGTAAAATCTCCTGACGCTCGTATTACTTTTATGATAGGAATCCAACCATCGCCAAAACAGTTGGGGCATTTCTTAGGTTTAACTATCATTTGTTCTGCTCCCTATGTATCTCTCGTTGTTCTACAATTAATAGTCTCTCCTTGATACACCTAACTTGTGCAATCAATGACGCTATTTGTTTTTGATCTTCAGTCACTGCCTCTCTCCTCTACTTGTTTTAAACTAATCAATCTACTCTGCGCGTAGGCATAAGCCTTATGTAACTCTTTGATCTCATGCTCTAAGTATGATGTCTCGTACTCAAGATTTTCTATCTCACCACATAAACTCATAGTACTCCCTCTCTAACGATGTTTTCCTTATCTGTTACCCAATACCTTTTATAGTTATTTTTAGTTATGGGATGCTTACGCCACGCCCCAAGTATAACGTAACCTTCAGCACGTAATGTAGATATAACTTTACTCAGTGAAGCTATCTGATAATCCAGTAGAGCCTCTCTATTAGTTATACTTCCTGTAATCTTTAGGTGATTAATAACCTGTTCAGTCTGTATCATTTACTTTCCTTCCTGTTGTTGTTTTAGTATGCGTGTTATGAGAGTTGTTGCATCTTTAGTTTGCCCTCTCCGTAGCATGTCATGCGCCCAAGCTAGGTTACCCCTGTCATTCCTATCTAACTCCCCCTCAGTGGGCGTATCTGGGGCTGTGGCGATAGGTTCTGGGGTTGTTGTAGTAACCTTAAACTTAGTTGCCAGTGCCATCACCTCATTCTTCAGCCCTTTGATTAACTCTTGGGCCTCTAAATGTGTGTACTCGTACTGCCCCTTTCGGGATAGGTTGCCCAATAGTTTTATTGACTTCAAAGTCTTGGGTAGACGGCTATCGAGCAACCGCCTGAATGTTTCTCGTTTAGTGTTATCCATTAGTCATTCTCCTCTCATAAATGTGTGGTAACTTGGGGATAGCTGACTGTTACCTTTAACGATCCGCCCTGATCCTATCATGGTCAACAAAGAGTCACGCACCTGTGCAGATCTAAAACCTGATCCACATTTGTTAGCTATCTCGATGGCGGTTAAGGGTAGCTTATTACTATCTATAATTGATAGGACTAGGTTAGTTCGTTTTATTTGATCTTTGCTCTGGAAGTGTTGGGAAGGAAAGCGATCAGTTTCAGATGCGCGTTCCCATGTTTTACATTCCTCTCGCATTGCCTTGCCTATCAACTCCTCTAGGTAACTTGGTGTAACCTTATTAGCATCGCCTATAAATGCGCGACTAATAGTGTAATCTAAAAAGTTAGTCATGCCTGTACTCCTGTCCATATTGTTTTATGTCCTTCAACATAATCTTCTAACTTCATAACAAACTCTGTCGGATACTCGTCAACTTCCTGACCACTTTCTTTTTGGTTCTTAGTTAAATCCTCAAAGTTGTCCATAATCTCAGCCATCGCTTCCTCTTCAGTTGAGTAAGATATAATCTCATTTTGTTTATCCTCATCAACCCCATTGAATTCAACAGCTTGGATACCAT